CACCTGATGAATTACCTGTTGGATCTAGAGTTTGAACGTTTCCGTAGAAACCACTATATGTTGCTGGTGTTGCAGCATCAGTGTCACCAAAAGGTCCCTCATCCTCATCATTTAAGTCTGCATCCCCATCCAAATCAATTTGATGGCATAATTTCCAGCTGTAATACTTACCAGTATTATTCCAGTCTCTGATAAATGCAGCTGTTTGCCCAATTCCACCGTTTGCTACATGATCATAAAGATAATAAGCAACGGTCGAAATACCATTAACGGCAGTACCAACACCTGTTGATGCTGAAAGGACACCGGAATCATTTATAAAATAACCAGTATTGATGTTCGGATGTGTGATCGGATCGATCAACACATAAATGCCAGCAAGACCTTCTGCTGCAGCTGTCTTCCCGTTATAGGAGGTTGAACTGCCATCAGCCCAGAAATATACAGAGGTTGAGGCTATGCCTACTCCCATGACTCTTTATCCTGTTATTCCACTTATTTATTTATAAGTTAGAAGCTCCCATAATCGAGAGTGTCATCATTAACACTGTCAGATATATCAACAACCTCAAATGGTGTTGTGAATTCAAAGTCGGTGCCGTTGAAGATAAGAACATCATTGGTTTGAATTCCAGCAACACTCACATCATCCAGATCTGCCAGTTGAGTTCTAATTCCAACATTGGCAGGAGTTGTAGCAATAAATCTTCCTTCTGATGCTGAGTAAGTCAGAACCGCACCATCATCAACATCCTCTGAAATAACTTCCCTCAGAGATCCAAGAATGTCAGAACCAATGAACTGAGAACTTTCAGTGTCCCAAACCACAGCACGATTGAGACCCACAACTGATCCATCAACATCATTGAGGTCTGTGAAAACTGTGGCACCAGCACCCGCAGCGGCAGAACCAACCCATTTTCCAGAAGTATCATCATACTTCAGGAACATTCCATTGACTTTGGCGCTGTCTCTGTCAACATCATCTAAGAACTCCAGGCGAACTTCACCACCGCCACCTTGTGCTGTGGCAGTTCTGACAGATTCATAAACCATTTTGCGGAGTTGATCCATCTCCCGCTTCAATCTGACAATCTCTGTCTCAGAGTCATCAATCTTTTCTTCTTCTGGAATTAGTTTCTCCAGAATCTCCATTGATCTCTCAATGTTTTCTGTGAGTTCAACTTTCTCTTCTTCCTTCTCCTCTTCTTTTATGAGAGGTTCTGGTTCAATGATGTTAGTGGTTTCAATCTCCAGTGGTTTATAATCATCTCTCCAGTCTGTTGTGTTGACTGGCTTCTTTTCTGAATAAAGAAAACTCTCAAACGCCTTTGCTTGTTTCTGAAGTCTCTCTTTCTCCTTCTTCTCTTCTTCTTTTCTCTTCTTAGTTCTCTTCTTTTCTTCTTCAAGCGACATAAAAAGATCTGTGAGAGAAAGATCTCCCATCAGTTTTTTCTTAGTGTTATCCTTTTCTTTCTTAGCCTCTCCAATGAGACTAAAGAAGTCGCCTAAATTGTCAGTCATCAGAACTCCCCAGCATCCAATCGATAAAGATCGGCATCCACAATTTCTTCCAAAACAGTCTCAACGAAGTCATCGGGAAGATCAGCATCAGCAACTGATTTATTTAACACAGACTCATCAATTGCCTGCAGTTGAAATCGATCAAGATCTGAATTGTACTTGACAACAAAGTTATTCTTATTTGGAAGATCATCAAACTGAGAATCATCCAATTGTCTCGCTAATCTTCGACTCATTCGACGAACCCTCCACCATCAAAGTCACCAAACTCAAGATTCAGTTCAGTGTCGAGTTGTTGAATAAAGGTGTCAGGAAGATCATTATCAGCAGAAGCAGTTTCAAGAATGGAGTCAGCAGAAATCAACTGCATTTTATCTGAAGTTCTGTTATAAATGACAAGAAACCCATCCTTTTGCGCATCAAGAGTTCCAAAACTCACATCATTCATTTCTCTGAGAGTTTTGGGTTGAGTTGTTGTCGTAACTGAGACCGTCTTATCTGAAGGTTTCTTTTTGATCGTTGATGCAGATTGAGCAGCAGCAGTGACTTTTCGACTTCTTGAGGATGATTTTCTAACAACAGCCATTAGTTTAAGTGGTAATTCCAGCAGTTACCATAGCAGAACCTTCCACCATTCTCGTAACTCCTCCACTGGGAGAAGTTAAAACGACATCATAATAATAACGACCAGGATCCAGAGCAACTGTGGCCGCGGCCGTCATTGCAATTGACACTTCAGATGTGGAAGTTGTAATTCCAACAGTGAACGAATAAGACGTTGGGGAAGTTGAATACTTCTTAATCTTTGACGCCCCAGTATACCCAGAAAGGTTAGACAAACTGCCATCAGATTCAGTGGAAGTGAAAACTTCACTAAAGTCTGCACCTTGTGGGATAACAATATTGATGGAAGGTGTTGCGGCCATATCTAACCTTTTTAGTTATTTATCTTTACCCATATCCTTCAGAAGCTTCTGTAACTCACTGGTGGAACCAACAAACATTGCATTGGTAACATTGGTGGGTCCTTTTGCTTCCTTTTCTTCTTCCACCTGTTTGAGTTTTTGTTGTAGTTGCATCAACTTATCAGTTGCATCAGCAACATTCTTAATCAACTGACCAGCAACCTCATAAGCTCTTGGCATTTCACTCTCTTGGGCAAGTTCCAGAATGCCATTTAATGCTTCCTGTCCCTTTTCAATGATGGAATAAAGATTGCCTCTGGTGTATTCATAATCTTTTTTGATGTCCTCGGTGTTGGAGGTAATCTCTTTCATTTCCTCCTCAATTCTCTCAGTGTAACCAGATTTGTCCTCACCGATAATTGGAGATTTTGTCACTTCGATTGGCTCCACATCAAAAACTTCATCCAGATTTTCATAATTATCCTTCATAAAATACCTCAGAAAGTGGATCCATTGAACCCAAAGTCATCACCAAACAGAATCTCACTGTCATCTGCGGCGGTGATAACATTTACAGCAGCACCCAGAACGTGTTTCTGTGCTTTAGTGTTATCCTGTGCTCTCTTCACTCTAATGTCATTACCATCAATGGATTCAATGTACATCTCCTCCTGGTCCACATAAATGTAAGTCTCAGCAGTTAGAGCAGATCCATCTGCGACTGTGATTGTGGAATCAGTGAGAGACACATTTTCTTCCACATAAGTTGTAGCGTCGCCATCATAATCCTTAACTGCTCTTGGTGTCACAGAGTAAGTAAGATCTCTTTCTGCCGTTCCATCTCCAGGAGTTCCAGCCACATAACCAACAGTGACTTTTCTGATAACCTCGCCAGAAACGTCTGTGGTGGGACCGTAAAGGTAAGCCTTTGCTGTGAAGTTCAGGGTATACACCAGTGCTCTTCTGGTATCGAAGTTACCCTCATAATCATCAGTCATTGTGATGTTATCCAACTGAATTGGAATATCTCTTTGTTCTTTGAGGTTACCCAAAAAGTTGATGTTTAAATTATAATGTGGTTGAAAGTAAGGAAGAATTTGTTCAACAATCTGTAACATGTCATCATTCAACTTTGTCATAATTGACAACTCAAATGTCATGTTATAAGGAACAGGTTGGTAATTTCTCATTACCTGCTCACCGTCCGGAGTCTGATTGATGATCTTCGTCATCTGTGTTGACTTACGAGAACGATCATAAGTCAGTCCAGTCATCTCAAAAGACATTCTCGGAAGCGTGATTTCCGTTGCTCGATTCAGATTGGCCTGTTGTCTTAAACGAGCAAGAAACTTCTGTGTCGGTCCATAAGCAAGAGGAACCTTGACAATGCTCTCTACATTGCCTGAATTGTCCTTATGTTGAATCTCAATGCCATTAAACAGCGATCCAAATCCAATAATAACGGATCTTATGATCTCGTTATAAAAATATTCAAACATCTTTTCAGTCGTCTAGACAGGATTATTTATGGATCTCCAAATGGATTGGACTCAGAGAAGTCTAAGATTTCGATTGCTTCATCTTGAATAACATCATTATCTGCAAAACCATCAACCAAATCTGATCCAGGTTCGTTGAGCGTTTCGACCGTAAAGATAACGTGTTTTGCTCCAGAATCTGCACCAACAACCTGTTCTCCTGCCAGGAAGTCCCCGTCGATAATGGAGATTTCCAACTTAGATGTGTCGTTATTCCACTCCTTCACACGAGCTGTGGTTCCAGATGTTTGACCAGTAACAATTTCATTAAACAGATAATAACCAGTTCCCAATCCTGCTCCAGAAGCTCTCGGTGCGGCAATGGTAACTGTGGGTGCCTGAGTGTAACCAGCACCAGAATTCACCACATAAATCGCTGTAACAATACCAGCGGAGCTTATGGTGGAAATGCCAATTGCATCAATGTCAGAGGAACCTGTGAAGGTTACAGAGGGTGCTGTGGAGTAACCCGCACCACCATCAGTGACTGTTATGAACTGAACGGCCCCTGTTGTAACAATGCCCGCTGTTGCGCCTGCTCCCATTCCACCACCTTCATAAATGGTAACCCATGGGGCGACTGTGTAACCACAACCAGCATTGATGAGATTGATTGCAGCAACCTTACCACCAACACCATCAACAGAACATTCACCATAAAGACCAGTGACGGATGCAACACCAACTGCAGTTACACCACCATCTGGAGCAGAAGAGAAACCAATTTGAGGCTGAGAGGTGTAACCACTTCCCATGTTGGTAATGGTCACAGAATGAACTGAACCACTTGCACAATAACCAGCAGTTGCGGTCGCTGTGGTTGCAGTTCCAACCATTGTCAGAGTGGCAATGTAACCAAGTTGCTGAATGGTTTCATCTACCTCACTGACACCTGTGTCAATAACCTCATCCCCATAACGGAAGAGTTCACACTTGAGTTCATAAACATAACGGTCCTTCAGTTGATAGAAGGGGTTTTCGTGCTCAACGAATTTGATTTCAAATAAACGATCTCCCAATGGGAAGAAAATAAGGTCGCCCTCTTTTGGTCTGGTAGAAAGTTCGCTGTTTGGAAGATTTGCAATTAGTGGTGTAATGTAGTTCTCAAATCGTTCCTTTGAGATAATCAATGTCAGATCATCTCTGTCCTCAATTCCAAACTTAGAGAGAATGGTTCCTTGACCACCATAACCTTCATAGTTATCCACATAAGCTTCCAGTGGATAAGCATTATTGAACTCTGACTCAATGACCTCACGAATGACAGTCTTCTCTGTGATGTATTGACGAGGCATATAATAGCACTCAACACCATACATCATCAGAGCTTCATTGTTGAGACTCTGAAGAAGACCTTGTTCTCCTGTGCTGCCGTTGAGAAAGAATGGATTCAACATCAGTCGAGTCTCCTAAAAGAGTATCCACGATGGCGGTGTTGTCCATTGTGGTTGATACACTTGATGATTGTTGATGTGTTGCCACCAATGTGTTCAGCACACGCTTTGATGGAATCAAACTTCTCACCCGTCTCAATAATCATAACTGGGCGAGTTGGTAGTCCGTTTCCCTTTCCTTTCTTTGCCTCACTTATCTTTCTTGCTCTTTCTACTTTCTCTTCTGGTGTTTCGTTGGCGTATCTTCGCAACAATCCAGCAATATGGTTGGGGTTATTTTTCTTCAGTGTGGGTGGGTTTTCTCCTCCCTCTGTGCGGTTATAGAGGATTCCTGTTCCTAAATCCTTTCTCCCATAATGGGCAATGAGTTCTCTTTCTTTATCACACGCTTCCTCATTTGTCAAATTTGTGTGAAGTTTTGCGCGTCTCTCTGGTTTTGGAAGACCGATGCCGGGATGATTTTTGGCATCAATTCTGTTGCCGCACCCCTTTCCAATGTAGTATGGAGTCCCATCCTCACGGAGATATGCGTAGATATAATACTTGTCCATAACTTTCATTATAACACCCCTAGCCGATAATATCTAGTGGAGGAATCTCATACTTGGACATCATCTCCTCGTTGATTTTATCTAATTCTGTTTGAGCATCATCATAAAGTTGTCTTCCATTGAACTCCATTCCACCTGGGAGTTTCATTCCTTGGAACTTGATAAGATTCTGACCCCATTGTCTCTTCACAAGAGCAGTCACATAACGTTTCAGGAAAGAGTCATTCCAAACTCTCGCATAATCGCTGGGATCCATGTGTCTCCAACAATCAATAATGAGAACTTCACCAACACCCATCTGACCAAAATCCACATCCAGGTAAAGACGATCCTGTCTCTGATTGAAACGAATCTGTTTATGAGTGTCCAGAAGGAAATCCATCGTCTCCAGATAACTCATTGCCATGGAGTAAGATAGGAGATCCATATTCCCCCAGTAATAGATGTCATTTAGGAACATCTGATACTTAATGTTGAACATATTGGCAGAGTTGACGGTGGTAATTCCATCAAACTTCCACACCTTATTCACACCAATAATCGATGAAGGGACCTCAAGATAGTTACTATTCTCATAGTAAGTAAATGTAGTTGCGGTTCCAACAATAGATGTAGTTACCGATTCAGTGGTAATTCCCGATTGTTGACTTCCTTGTCCAGTTGGAAGACCAGGTGGCCGTGCCTTTCCTCTGTCGATGTCTTCCTGTGTGACAACATATTTTAAGTAGGTTTGAATAACACCATCAAAATGTCTTTCCTGAAAGAACTGAATGGCATCATCAACCAAGTCCTCTATCTGTTCCTGAGCAACGTTAATCTCAAGAACAGGAGCACCGAGTTTTCTCAGAACATAATCGATTAGTTCTTGTCTAGTAGAGGGCTGAGCCATTTACACTACTCTTTATTGTTATTTATCTTCCGCCAGCTTCGTTAGTAAATCCTTGATGGTGTCCAGGTTCTCGTTAATCTTGGCAACATTTGTTTCCAGATCCTCAATTCTCTCACGATCTGAAGATAACTTCTCACGATTGGCCAGATAAGCCTGGTAACCAAGCTTATCGTTATTGATAATCGCATTAGTATCATTATCCCGGTAAAGATTCGCTTGATTCTTTACCTTGGAGTATTTTGGTTTTCTCATTATGCGAATGCCGTAACTCTGAAGTTCTTAATTTGAGGAATGAACGCCTGATTGGTACTCGAACAAATCAACTTGATCCTAAATGAGTCAAATGGTGGTAGTTGATCTGCCGTGAATTGATATTCCCTGAAGTTACCCATTGATGGCAAATTAGTAAACACATCAGTCTTTGGAACTTTAATGTCAGGAGTTCCATCATTCGCACTGGGGGAGAGAGGGATTCCAGGTAGAGACGAGTTTTGATTTGCATATCCAGGGAAAGGAATAAACACCGTTTCGTCTAGTGGTGTATCCTGATTGATAGCGTAGAACAACCTAATGTCGGCATCATTATTGATGTAACCATCCAACAGAACCTGAAGCTGTGTGGAGGGATTCTCAAGAATGATGTTCTTTGTTACATAATAGAACCTGTTGGGATCTTCAACTGTGTTGGTAACCCTGAAGTCATCAGCGTAATTGGTAACAGGTTGATTGACCCTGTTTGTCACAAGGATCATGGACACTCTGTTCAAGTCGATACATGGAGTGATTCTTGAATCTGATGTGTTCAAAACCATATTCAATGTCATAGACTTTTTGCCAGGAAGATCATCCAAGTATGTATCCTCATTGATCTTGGATGCAACCATTCTGGGAGACTCAAAGAAGTTCTCCTGTTTGATGGTTACGGGAGTGAATCCCTTATCTTGGAATGAAGGCTCACTACCAGAAACACTAGTTGCGGATGTTGTTCTCAATGTGCTCTTGATGTTAGTTCCATTGGGTTGCATAATGTTAACATTGGGAATGCACATTTCATACTGAACATTGTAGGTGGATCTTCCTTTGCTTCCACCACCACTCTTTGTCTTAGTCCAATGAAGCGCAGGGAACGCACCTGATCCAGTTCTATCAGTTCCATTCTGATCCATCTCAATAAACACCTTATAGGAATCAAGTGTTACGGGATCAGATTCCAAAACATCATTCAAGTTATGGGTTCTGTTGATTCTTCTCAACGAAACACCATTCATCTCATACTTATAAACCTTATTGTTCTCTGAATGGGACTCAACATTGGTGTTATCGACACCTCTGGTGATGCCAGTGAGAGTAGTTCCAGTGGTTCCAGTGTAAGAGATAATTTCTTTACCAATTTTCACATAACCAGGATTGGATGCACCCACACCAACACCTTCAAAGTTAGTAAAGTTAGCGTCACTGGCGATTTGAATTACATCAGTTGATGTGTTTGCATAATCGGCAGTGAGTGTGGTTGGTTTTACCTCTCCCATCAAACCACTCAAAGTGACCACATTACCCAAGTTGTGCATTCCGTTATTGCGGAAGAACACATCCATATGGAGACCATCATAATCCACACGAATTGGATCCTGAGGAATTACAGCTCCACCAGAAGAAGCGTTAAGTGTGGTTGTAACACCTAGGCTGTTGGTGTATTGAAGTTCATTAATGGTGTCAAAACGACCCTGAACATCTGTGAGATAAAGCTCATTCTCGCCGTAGATGTCAGAAACAGACAACCTCATTCCAGCTCCAAGTCCTGTGTTTCCAACCTCAATGGGTTCTAGAACATCACCCAATCGGTAACCAAGACCACCAGATCTAACGGTCGCACCAACAGCAACACCACTACTGATGGTGATGTCTGCTGTTGCATTTAGACCAGATCCAGTTATAGAAGTAAGAGCAACACCAGTGAAGGTGTAGTAAGAAGAAGAAGGAGTGTAACCTACACCAGCGTTGGTGACTGTAAGGTCTCCAGTTGCAGAACCAGCGAACCCAACAAAGTTACCCGTTGATCCAGTGTTAACCTGAATCACAGTATTACCATCCTCCAATCCACTATCCTGAACTGTGGTTCCCAAACCAACCTTAATAGTTCTGGATTCCATCTTAATGTTATCTTTGGCGATAATCTCCAGATCCTTAGGAAGATTGGGGTTGAAGAACTGAATAGAACCTTGATTTGCAAAGTCTGCTCTGTAAAGAGTAAACTTCAAATCCTCATATTGTGAAGGTGTCCAAGTTGATGCGTTTTGTGATTTGAACAACGAACCCAACAAAGTCTGAGAAGAAACAATAACCTGACCAGATTCCTGATCGATTGTTGTAACGTCTGGTTCACCCAGTCTGGAGATCCATACTGCATATTCGGTGTTACTGGATCCAATAATCACAGCATATTCTCTCTGTCCTTCCAGATAAACAGGAGCATGGAACTTAATGTTCGTTGGAATTGTGGAATCGTCAGAGGTTGTAATCGTCTTAGGATCAATGAACACCTCAGAGAATGCCAGAATCTTAGAGTTAGGAACACCAAACTCAACTTCTCTAATCTGAATGAAACAAGGAGTGCTGCTGAACTCAGGAACAGCAAAGAAGTAGATGTCAACAGAAGAAAGATAAATTCCAGTGGGATCATCCACAAAGAAGGATTGTGCCAGGGGATCGGTGTATCCTCCAGTTGTATTAGTTTCTGTGCTGGAACTAACAGTTGTAGTTGAAGAATCAGAGCCTTCGATAACTCTACTCTCTTCAAAGGAATCGTCCACTTCCACAGAAGCATTTCTCAGAGACAGAGTGGTTTCCTGAACATTGTCCATATCACCCTGAGAGTAGAAGATCTCTTCAGCAGCGGTGGAGAAAGTTCCATTAACTTTAGAGTCGGTCTCACTTGCTGTGAGTCTCATCAGAGAACGACCAGTTTCAAAGATCGGATTCTCTGGATTACTGGAAGGAGGAACGAGATAATTGCCAATAAATGTCCCAACAGCATCAGTAACTAAACGAACATCAGTTACAGTTGCCTCTGCGCCACTGCTTTCTCCTCTCAGAATCATTCCAGGAGCAATCCATCCAGAAAACTCAGGATTCTCTTCAGATGCAAGACTGAAGGTGTCAATGTTGATAATTGGAGAAGTTTCAGAATAATTTGATTCAATGATAACTTCTCTGTTGTAAGGACTGTTATCAAAGACATCAGTTGGTGCATTGAAAGGACCAAACTTGTGGTTGGGGTTTGCAACCCTGAATGTGATGTTGGGAGAAGTGTTATCATCCACACCCTCTTGTTCCTCAGAGGTTGGCATCACGCCATTTACAGTTTCAGTGATCTGGAAAGTTCCAGAAGTCATCTGAATTTCAACCAGTTTCGGCATCACAAACTTATTAACATCCACATTATCAAAGAATGCATAAACTCTGGTGAATGGTTTCAGACCTTGTGAAGTCAATTCGATGTTACGAGATCTCATAAACCGAATTACTTCTCTGCTGACGATCGCATCACCCAGAGATTCGGTGTCAATTCGCTCATTAACAGTAATTTGAGTACCTTCTCTTCTTTGTTCGAGGCCAACAGAGACACTGGTCGTTAGATGGGTGTTGGTGGTTGTGGATTCCTGTTCCACTGTGAAAGTGGGAGGAACTCCCTCAGCTGGATCCCATCGATCCAATCCAAGAGCGTCTGCTTCGCCTTGTGTTCCCTGTCTGCTTGAGGTGGATGTGCTGCTACTTGTAGATGTGCTCGTGTCAACATCAACATTGACACCTGTGGTTTCCCAAGAACCCCAAATAATTGGAGTCACACCAGTTCTGTTTCCATCTTCATCTGTGGTGACTTCAGCTCCAACCAGTTCGGCGATGGAATTGAAAGAACCTTCCATGACGACCTCATTGACTTCAAGACGGTTCACATCAATCCAAACATCACTATCGGGTTCCATCGCCAATGAACCCTCATAGAAGGTCACCAAGAAGGGAGTGACGCTCTCAACACGAGTTGCGAACTCTTGAGTCAACCAGTTAACTTCTGTGTAATCGAGAGTAATAACTTGTTCAGATCTTGCAACATTAGATCCAAGAATGTCCGCATAACGGGAATCAGAATTGACACTTGTTGTGGTTCCAATTCCGGCAATTGTTGTGTTTCCAATCTGAAGTTGAATATTTGTGGTATAATGTGATGGACGAAGTGCCTTATTTGTTCTATCGATACTATTTCTGATCCCAAGTCCAGGGTCTTGTGTATCCAGAGATGTAAAGTTATCGACGAAAATGCCAGACTTGTATCTGTTCAATCCATTGGCATCAGGAACAAATTGATTTGCCGCATTGGATTCCAGTTGACTCAGAGATGTGTAATACTCAAGATTGGCAATTCTTTTCTCCAATTTGGCAATATCGGTCATCTGATATCTCTTATGGGAGATAAAGTTAACCCTTACATTGCCCACATCGAAGACATAGGGGGGAAGAATGACATCAGAAATCTTTAATGCATTTGGAATTGGTTCCGGAATGGTGGGACTGTCAGATGGATTTCCATACTTAACGGTCATACGGCCGTCTTTCGTTAGGAAAATACTGTCGATTCTTCCTTGATAATAATCATAGTCACATACCATTGTTTCATCTGAAGCAATGATGTTTTTAGAACTGTGTTGTCCACCATTAAAGGACCTTCCGAAGAACTCCAGAGGAGAACGAGATCCGGTACTTACTGTGTAGTTTGAAACTCTTGGCCTTGCGTCAACTAGATCCGTAACTCTAACTCCATCAACGTGTGGAATTTCATTGGTGTAATTGAAGTCATTATAAGAGTTAGCAACAGTAATATCTCCACTGTCTCCACTCTCATAAGATCCACTAGAATAGAAAATCTTCAGTATGTTCTGGGGGATTGGAGCATCTGTGGTTCTGATAATTCTTGAAGTATCATAGAAAGCTTTCTTCTGACCATTAGAGAACTTATAATTCTGAGTGATGTTTTTATCACCAACATCAATGTTTGATACAATTGCACTTACACCAGAGTCAACAAAGGTAAGAACCTCTCCTCTTTGGAATGTTGATGTGTTCTTATAGATGAAGTAGATACTTGTGTCTGACTTCTTCTCAATATAAATTGCTCTTGCTCCACTAATGGATCCAATCAATTCGTCACCAATAATCAGATCATTGGTGGTTGATGTGGGGCCGTCCATTGATGCAGTTGTCATCGATGGTGGTTCTGGAGTATCGGTTCCGTTTGATTCAAAGACTCCATAAATTCTCACAACATCAGGAACATTCAGAGAGATAACATTATCCTGAACTCTTGTTCCAAATGGAAAATCACCATAAGTCAATCCATCATTCAGTGTGGTTCCACCAACACCAGATGCAGCAGAAGAAGACTTATCGATTACCAAACTCTGACTCACATTATAAGTCTTCACCTTAGGGGTAATCTTTCCTTTCTCCAGTGTGGTGATAAGAAGAGCACCATTGTCATTGGACCCAAGACCAATAATTTGGAGAGTTGTGTTTCCATTGGTGAAAACAAATTTATCCAAAGTAAGAGCCTCTGTTGACCCATCAGAACGAATCAGAGTGTATCTCTCCTCATCGAAAGCCAGGAATACTTCATTTGTGTCTGAATTGATAGGTGTTGTCTCTCCACCACTAATATTGACAGTGAACTGTTTTCTGATCGTCAGAGTACAAGAATCCAGATCAACATTGGAAATGTTTTTCTTGGGGAAAATGCTATAAAGTGAGAAGTTATTGGCAGTGTTTCCACTCTGAGGAATGGTTTGAGTCTTGGACTCAACGACAGACAAATCAGTAACACTCAGATCAGAAGTTGGAAGGTCACCAACTCTAAATCCAGGAACATTCTCAACTGCCTCAATCACCAAAGAGTTAGTGTTGACAGTTGTGACTCTCGCCAAAGATGGAGTTGTGCTAATTGGATCAGAATACTGGATCAGGTTACCAGTGGTGACAATACCAGGGAAACCACCAGAAGGTGTGGTAACAGTTGAAACACCACCACTTGCTGCTGTGAATGAACCAATACCAATGGTGGTTCTCACTGAAGGGATCAAGTCTGCAGAGAAGGTGGAGGCAGCACCAACAATACCAAAAACTGACTTAACATCAGAGATCTCATAATTAGAAATGTCTGTTGCGGTTCTGGAGTTATTATCAACACCATTGAATTCCAGTTTTTCGCCAATAAAGAACTCACCCTTTACATCATAAGCAGTGAAAGCAGTTCCAGCTGAAACATCATATCTCAGGAATGCAGAAGCACCACTGTTCTTACCTTGAATGTAAGTTGGTGTAGTAAGAGTGACTGCCTCATTGACTTCAAAGTCTGTGTAAGTTTGAAAATCAAACAGAGACAGATCCCACTGGTTGATGTCGGGAAGTGTTGTGTCATAAGAACCAGATTCCAGAGCAAAGTCATAAACACGAGAGATTCCAATCTCTTTACCCGCAGCGACTTTCTGATCCGAACCAACCCTTTCACTTCTGAGACTCACAGTGTTTGTGGAATCAAACCCAAGAGTGGGAGAACCGAAAACACGATTCACACCAAAGGTGGGACCAAACGCAAAGTTGATACCCTGTGATTCCAGAAGTGCTGTAGTTCTTGGTTTTGGACAATCCAGGAATACAGGAGAACGAACATCACACTCATATCCCCGAACGTATGCTTTACCTGGTGAGATTTTATAGATTGCCAGATCTTCACTCGGTTCAGATCCAGTTGTTGTTGTTTGACCTGGATTGTAGATTCCTCGATTACCATAACCATTGTTCAGAGACTCTTTTACAGAAGTCTCAAATGATTTCACATAATAGTGACCAGATTCGTCAAATGTTCTTCTAGCGAGTTCATCTCCAATGTAATTGTATTCTGTGTTATCGGCATACTTTCTGAGATAACCATTCTGAACTTCTGCCAGTTCGATAAAACTCGTATCCTCAATTTGATCCAATGGGATCTTGATTAGCGTTGCAGTGATCTTAAGTCTATCTGCACCCGGAGCAGTGTAGTTATTGAACCCTTGAGCGTTATCATTCAGTGTAGGGTCAACATCAGCAGAAATCACTTCCTCAGTAACACGGAAACCAACGCGATAAGAAGGTGTGTTAGTGTACTGATCCAGAATCAGAAGTTGTTTATAAACATCAACAAAGAAACCTCTGATGTAATAAACACCATCCTCCAAACCAAAGGAAGAACCAGTTGCAGTTGAACTCTGACTCAGAGTTTTAGCAAAACCTTCTCCTTCTGCAATAAAGGTTGTTGCATAATTGATGTTAGATTCAGTAACCAGTACTTCATTATCAGAGAAAGTTTGAGTCGCCAAGTCCGTTGTACTGGATTGGTGATATTCCAGATAAAGAGTTGTGGTTCCCCTCTCAGATTGATCGGGAGTCAAATAAGAAATAACTTTTGCCGTGACACCAGAAGATTGTCCTCTGATGTAGTTTCCAACTAACTGATCAAGATAAAGAGTAACTGGCACACCAAGAAAACTCGGCTCAACCTGAACACAATAAAAGTTCTTGTTATATGTCAGCTGACCCGGAATGACCTTTGCGCCTTCCTTGAAGATGTGGTTACCAAAGTCTTCAATCTGTCCCTGAAGAATAGACTGAAGATTGTTTAGTTCCCTCGCCTGTACAGGAAAAGCTGGTTTGAAGAGGACTCTATAATAGTTGCTATTAGAATCAAAATCGTCAAAATAAGGAGCAACGTTGAGATTAGTTTCCTGTGGCATGATTTCTTAGAATTGCAAAATGATCTTTACGTCTTCTTTCTGAGATGCAGACCTTGTAACCGAAGGTCGGTTGTCAACATAGATAATGTTTCCAGTGTATTTTTCAACCTCTGGAAGGGCAGTACCGTTGACGAAATTCTGTCCCAGGTAATATGTCCTACTATTTAGAACAGTAGAAACACCTTGGAATGAGGTTTGAATTGCCAGATTTGTGCTTCCACCAAGGATTGTGAGGCTCCCACCTCCAGTGATGTCGGCAGTAAATCTGTTCTCCCTAAATCCATAAATTGGGTTGGCATTTAAGGTTCCATCGGAGTTGAATCCACAATTAGTCTTATCCTGCCAATATTTCAGAACACCAGTGATGGGATCATAAGAAACCACACGACCAACCGCGGTGGAACCAAGACCAACTGTTTGGGTAATGTATGAGTCTGCAGTAAAGACAGCTTCACTGTAACCAGCTCCAGTCAGTCTCAGTGCATAAACAGCACTTGCCTTATCGGAATTCAAAAGTTCATCGGAACCATTTGCCTTTGGATTCTCTACCAAACCCACTCTGGCAAACTGGTTACCAGTGATAAAGTCTGGGTTATCTGTGTCGTTTTCAAACCTTGCATAAGTGAGAACATTGTAAGCTCCAAGTTCTCTGTAAATGTCAGCTCCGTGACCACCCTGAGGGGGGATAATAACATTAAAGATGGGTTCAGTTGTTCCAGTGGGAACACCTCCAGCGGGAAGATCTAATGTCCCAAACGTATAACCTCTCCCACCTTTCGACACAGTCACCGACTCCACCTTAGAGTCATTATTCACCACAATGGTTGCTTGTCCTCCAGAACCATCACCAAGAATAGGAACATTGGTGTAAGTTGTGTTAGCAGTTCCAAGACCCACACCTCTGTTTCTAATGGTAACAACCTTCAGTTGTCCTCCAGATGATGCATTTTCTCTTACAGGTGCATCTTTGACATTTGTGTACCAGTCGGTGGGAACAGGAATATAATTGGTGGAATCAAACTTGATTGCTTGATTGGGAGGAATGGTGTAAAGATATTTCCAAATGTATCCATCACCACTGTTACCTGCCTCCTTGGGTTCCAGGTCAGTAAATGTTGGTTCATCCAGAGAAGGACCACCATTGAAGTTATTCTCTGGATTTGCATTATTGAAAAGACAAATATAAACTCTGTAATCAGAGTTCATCACATAATAATTGGCAGAATAGATATCAAAAGAACCAGAGGGTTGTGAAGGGTTGTTACGACTAATGTCGTTTCTCCACATATCATATGTGATCCCGGAAGTCCAAACGTTTTTACGAACGACCTGTGAGACATCGCTGGAGTTGATCTTCTTCATCGCCAACATCGTATCCCAATCATCATTTGATTGATTGAGACTGTCGATTGGAGTTGGTGGACTCTGGTCCCATGTTGCCTGATAACTCAGTGCATTTGGGAGACCAATAAATGCATAGTAAGAATTGTCACTGGATTGAATTCCAGCAACGAAGTTCTTTGCATTTAAAATACGAAGTTGATCAGTAATTATCGCTGCCATTTTGTGACACTATTTTTTGTTATTTATTAGGTAAATGTGACGGTTCCTCTCGCGAGAGATACACCCCCCTTCTTCACACTGGTTCCTGCTCCAGTGAGAGTTGCATAAACATCAATGTATTCATAACCTTCATAAGTTTCGAGATTTCTATCTCTAAAGGTTCCAATTGCTGTGAAGGATGATGGGCCAAGGACTCCACTGTTATCAATCCACAAGTCTCTGATACGAGTGTACCAGGGTACAGGTTCGTCTTCATCAATAGGCGTATTACCACCGTTAGTTAGTGTTGTATCACCAAATCTCAACACTGGTTCTGAAGTTGTTCCAGAAATCATGTATGTTGCTGGAGAAGTGCTACTGAAAACCTGAGTACCATCAATATAGATGTGATATCTGTCAGTAGAATCATTAAAGTAAACTTGAACTGTCGATCCAGCAAGACCAACTTTTCCATCAATAGCGGTGTACTCAGATCCGGATGAGGTCGAGTAAGGACCACTATCAAAATCACCATACATTATTCCTTCATAATCACTACTTCCAATTGTGTATGAATACATGCCAAATAAGTGCCATCCTTTTGCTGATGTCGAAGGTGACAACATCTGTTGAGCACCCCCACTAACGATCCAGGGGTCTTCGAGTGTGAAACCATAAGACCAAGAACCGTTACTCTTTGTACCAAAGTTGTCCAGAGTAGCGTCGCTGGGAGTAATTTCTAAGTAGTGAGATCCTCCAAGGAAGTTCTGCCTATCACCTGTGGGGAACCAGTATCCTCCAGTACCTCCACCACCAACAGTTGCACGAAGCATATTCTCTGGAAGAACTTGATCCGCAAGGTTGCCGGAATCGCTATCTAAAATGTTTCCTGATCCAACATTAGTACCATCAGAAGCATCTGAAACACTTGTCCAATATCTGTAACTATCAACATTCTCAGAGGCGTTATATCTGAAACCAATCATTCTATTTGATGATGGCGAATAGAACAAGGCATGTGAACTAGCAGATCCAATATTTGAATTGTCCCTATCAATCACATAGTTAGCACCATCATAATCAACAACACCTCCACTTGCGAGCATTCCATATATGTTACCCAATTCATCCCACATCAGAAGGCTGGTTTCATTACCAAAAGCGGTGTCCATCGTAAGAGTGAATGGTTCAATGGTTAGTGAGACATTGTGTCTTTCTGAAAGACCAAAAAATGTTCCAGCTCTGATTCCGATGTTGTATGTTCCTGCTTCATCCAGTTGTCCACCAGCCATGTTTCCAGTATCATAACCAATGGCGATTGAGGTTAGACCATCATAATCCTCAATAAACCAATGTGCATTTGCATTATTTGATGTTGCACTATATGACATCTGAGCTCCAGCAAACACTGTTGCTGCAAATCCAGAACTTGTTACCTCAATAACCTCAAGTCCTTGTGCCAGGTTTCGAACTGTAGCAATGTTGCCAGAAACTTCAACGGTGTATCCTACACCAACAAAATTGACCTGAGTAATTCCAGTTCCAACAAGGTTAATTGAACTTGCTGGTGTCAATCCATAACCAACATCAAATCCTGAACCACCTCCACCAACTCCAGTGAGGTTAGAACCATCACCATAAAGTGTTGTGGCATAAAGATCAGTCACACCCAAAGATGTGGCACCAGTAATGATGCCGAGTGTGGAGACTCCAGAAACGACTAATGTGTCTGCTGAAACATTAGCAGTCGAACCAGCAGAGATTCCAGTCAGGTTCGAACCATCACCATAAAACTCAGCAGCTGTTATGATGCCAGATGTATTGACATTCTGTGAAATTGCAGAAGCCGTATCTCCAACAATAATATCTCCATCAGTTGTTGGAAGAGTTACAGTGGCATTACCAGAATATTCGGCATGAGGAGCTGCTTGAATTCTTGTGTAATGTGCATTAGACACCTCACAATAATAATCAACTCTTCCAGGGGTTCCATCATCACTTCTAACTTCTGCTAGGTTAGTGAGAGTGGAAACTCCAGAAACAACCAATGTGTCTGCTGAAATGTTAGCTGTTGAACCAGAACCAGCAGATGCAGTTACAGTTGCAATTCCACCAGAAACATCTGTGACCGTAAGGTTTGAATCGAAATTCAGAATTGATGCAGTTCCCTTTCCAACTCCTCCATCCTGAACAGTAACCCCAACTCCAGAAGCAACAACTCCAGTAAGATTAGATCCATCACCATAAAGTGTGGTTGCATAAACATCAGTAACCTCAATGGAAGTAACAGAAGTTACAACACCCAGTGTGGTAACACCAGTGACTTCCAAACTGCCAGCAGTTAGAACACCAACAACTCCAGCATCAGAACTGAAAGTTGCAATTCCACTTGTAATCTGTTGAGTTACTGTTGCATCACCAATCACTGCTTCAGTTGCATTCAGTGAGGTGATTCCAGTCAGAGAACCACTAAAGGGATTCCAAACAAGATTACCTGTGTAAACTGTTTCATTTGTTGGAGAACCATTGTCGCCATCAACAAAGGTGACATTATAATTACCATCCAGAGTTTGAGTTTGTGTCTTGACTTCATCAGCAGATGCTGAATTACCAGTAAACTCTGTTCCATAAATGTTGGTAACTTCAATGGAAGGAACACCAGTGATAATGCCCAGTGTGGAAACACCAGTGATAACCATTGAGTCACCATTGATGTTTGCTGTGTTTGCAAGACCAGTGATTGTGATGTTTACTGTGCTGCCATTTCCAACAGCGGTTCCTTCCACTGAACCAGCGTAAATGGTGTTGATGTTGGTAAATCCAGCACCAACATAAGAACCACCAATGGAAACACCAACAGAACCTTCTGCGATTACTCCAGTGACATTAGAACCATCACCATAAAAACTGGTGGCGTAAATGTTATCCGCTGAGAGTGCCTGAACACCAGTCACAACACCCAATGTGGTGACACCTGTTACAACTAACTGAGTGAAGGTTTGTGTTGTGTTCTCTAAAACAACACCAGTGAGATTGGTTCCATCACCATAATAAGTGGCTCCAGTAACCACACCCAATGTGGAAACACCAGAAACACTTAGGTTGGAAGCAACAACCTGCCCAACTGTAATGTTTGGAGTTCCAGTCAGTCCTTCAGCGTTTGTTGCAATTCCTGCTGTGTCGGCATAAGTGGCAACACCGGCGTTTGGTGAATAAGTGGAGATTCCCGCAACATCCGCATAACCAGCAAAGTCGGAGTTTGTTACAACACCAGCACGAGTTGCAAAGGTTGCGAT